AGGCCGCTCTCAGAATCGGTACGGCTGACACGGCCGACGATGCGCTCATTGACAGCGCAACCGAATCTGCATCCCGTTTGATTGACGGCTATTGCAACCGACAGTTCTGGGCGTATGGTTCTGCAACGGTTCGCGTCTACCAAGCGAACACCGAGTATGTGTGCGACATTGACGACATCTACACGACCACCGGATTCATCTTGAAGACCTCGACGTTTGCTGACGGAAACTTTGATGTGACGTGGTCGGCTACCGATGTGCAGCTTGAACCGTTGAACGGATACTTGGATGGCATCGAATGGTCGTTCAACAAACTGCGTGCCGTTGGCGACTACCTGTTCCCGACCGTCAACGCCAACTACGGTGAGCAAGCACTTGTCCAGGTGACTGCCCGCTACGGGTGGGCGTCGGTGCCGTCACCTGTGAAGCAGGCGTGCATCATCCAAGCGTCACGATTGTTCAAACGATTGGACAGTCCTCTCGGTGTTGCCGGGTTCGGTGACCTGGGTGCTATTCGTGTCTCTCGATTCCTTGACCCTGACATGGCTCAGTTGGTTGAGCCGTATCGACGGATGCGGATGTTTGCCTGATGTCGGCAGCAACACCAAGCCAAGTCAAAGACGGACTCAAGACCGCTATTGAAACCATCTCTGGGTTGCGTGCGTTTGACTACCAACCCGACCAAGTCAACCCACCGTTCGCATTCCCGACGCTGACCGAGATTCGATACCACGACCGCGGCTTCAACAACGGTGGAGTGGTCATGGACTTCACCGTCACCGTCGTTGTGTTCCGATCATCGGAACGAACCGCACAAGATGACATTGACCAGTTCACTGCGTTCTCGGGCACCAAGTCAATCCGGGCAGCAATTGAAGCAGACCGAACCTTGGGCGGAGTGTGCGACGACCTGATTGTCAACTCGTCCAGCAACATCACCAACTTTGATGCCAACGACACGACCTACCTGACGGTCGACTTCAATGTCACGGTGTACGCTTAGACCATGGCAAAGTACCTTGTCTCCGGCCCATTCCCAGTCAGCGGCGTAAAGCCCGGCGGTCATGTGGACGGCAGCGGGATTGACAATGTAGAGTTGTTGATTGCGGCAGGCATCATCACGCCAGTGGCAGAATCTTCCAAGAAATCCTCAACAGCCGATAAGGCAGGAGACAAGTAATCATGGCAAAGCTAGTTCTCAAAGATGCAAACATCTCGTTCAACGGCACCGACATCTCGGCCAACTGTGCGAGCATCACCATCTCGACCACCGCTGCCGAAGTTGCAACGACCGCATTCGGATCGTCGGCTGTGACTCGCGTGTCCGGCTTGATTGACAACTCAGTGACCTTGTCGGTTCACAACGACTACAACGCCATTGACGGATTGTTCTTCCCACTCGTCGGCTCAACCGCAGTCACGATGATTGTGAAGCCAAACGGAACTGCTGCTGCTTCGTCGGCCAACCCTTCGTACACGTTCTCGGTTCTCGTAACCGAGTGGACACCCGTGAACGGTGCAGTTGGCGAACTTGCCACCGCAGACGTCACGTTCCCAATCTCGGGCGCAATCACCAAGAGCGTCGGCGCCTAGTTCTAATCACTTCACCCTGCGGAGGTAATACATGAAGATTGCACTCATTGTCCGAACGACAACGGAGTCACGCAAAGCATTGTGTGAGTTTGCCGACTTCGTCAAATACGAAGAAGTCCACAACGTCTCAATGGCAAACATTGAAACAAACTTGAAGACCCGCGACCTCGCATGGTTCGCATGGCATTCAGAGAAGCGTCGCAAGGTCACGACACTGAACTTTGATGATTGGTGCGGCACCATTGAAGGCATCGACATTGACACGGGTGAGGAACCGATAGTCCCTTTGGGGAGCAGTCAGCCCACTGGTTGATCGCCTACCTGGCGGTTGAGACGGGCATCGCCCCGTCGGTGTTGCTGACAGAGTCACCGAGAATGCTTTACACGATGAGCGCATACTTGCGTTGGAAGCATGTGAAGCAGAATCCGAACACGACCTACAATCGTTGACATGGCTTTGTCATCATCATCAAGTGGTAAAGTCACCATCGGTCGTGGTGCTGAGGTTGCATTCATTGCACCAGGTCTCCTTCAGTTCTTGAAGGAAGCATCACAAGCGTCGGATCGGTTCAATGGCGAGATGCGCAAAGCAGCTCAACAAGTTGCTCAGATTGTTGTTGACCGGGCGAAGGTGAACGCCAATCAGCAACCACCGCACGGCAAACCCAGAGAAGGTTCCTCTGGTCATTCTCAGGCCAGCCAAGTTGTTAGAGGGTTACGTGCTCGAAGCGACCGTATTCCGACCATCAAGCTTGACAGCAACAAGTTGTACACATCAAAGTCTCGGTCAAACAAAGGTCGTGGACTGGGTCAGTTGGGGCCAGCCAGGTTCGGTGCTGGAGTATCGTCACCGTATCGGGGCTTTGACCGTAAGGTCACCTATGGCGACGTGTTCTTTGGTGCTGAGTTCGGTGGTCGTAGACGCAAGACCACTCAACAGTTCCTGCGCCATCGTGGCCGTCAGGGCTACTTCTTTTGGCAGGCCGTGCGAGACAGCAAGGGCACCATCGCCACCGAGTATTTGGCAGCCATTGACACGGTTCTCAAGAAGCTTGCTCCTGGGGCTGACTGACGCTACGCTGACATCCGAGGAGCCCGCCATGTTTCCTGAAATCCAGTTAGACAACGTCCGTGCTGTTCGCTTTGACTTCGTCAAGGCAGTCGTCCCGAAGCCACTCGCAGAGTCGTGGGCGCATCTTTCAGCACAGTTGCTTGTCAGCAAAGAGACACGCAAGAAAGACCGTCGCGCACTTTGGTCGCCAGTCATCTACGCACCCGGCACCACCCGAGCCAACCGCAACGTCGACGCCGTGACATGTCTGGTGGTTGACATGGACGGTGAAGCCTTCGACCATGCACGTCTGGATGGCTTGGAATACATGGCATACACCACTTGGTCGCATCGCCCAGGTGATGAGCATTGGCACTTGGTGCTGCCACTCAAAGACCCTGTGCCAGCAGATCGTTGGGCTGAGGTGTGGACTTCGTTGCATGAACGCATCAACGTCGTTGGCGACCCTGCGACCAAAGACCCGGCACGAATCTTCTACCTGCCACAACATCCGCAAGGCTCAACACCGAGTCGTCGTATCGGCCACGGTGCGTTGCTTGATGCCGGGTTGGGTGAGGTGTTCATTGCACCTCGGTTGCGTGTTGCTCGGATGCCGAAGGCTGCACAGAACTCGAAGCGTCACTATGCGTTGACCGAGGAGTGGTGGACTGAACCTGCCGACTTGTCGCGGTTTGTTGGGTTGACCCAAGACCAGGTTCATAGTCGTCTGCGTGCCGAGTGGCGGGAACTCACAAAAGACATGGTTCGCTAACAAGTAGAATCGGCAGTCATGGCCGTTACACGTGACTTCCTAGTCAAGCTCTTTGCCGACCCGAAGCAAGTCATCTCGGCGTTCAAAAAGGTTGCAGGCGAAGCCAACGATACGTTCGGCAAACAAGGACTCGGCGGCAAGCTCACAAGTCTGCTGCCTTCATTCAAGACGGTTGGGATTGCAGGCACAGCAGCATTCGGTGCTGTCACCGCTGCAGCAGGGTTCGCTATCAAGGCCGCTGCTGAGGATGCCGAGTCGCAAGCCCGTCTTGCTCAGGCGTTGAAGAACACGTTTGGTGAGTCTGAGGCTTTGGTTACTGAGACTGAGAAACTCATCACTCAGTTCTCGCAGAGTGCTGCGGTTGCCGATGATCAGTTGCGTCCAGCCTTGGGCACACTCATCACCGCGACGGGTGACTTTGCAGAGTCGCAGAAGTTGTTGTCCTTGGCGTTGGACATCTCTGCCGGTACGGGCCGTGACTTGGAATCGGTGACGATTGCATTGGCTCGTGCCAGCCAGGGCACGTTCACACAGTTGACCAGGCTGGGCGTGCCACTCGATGCTGGTGCAGTCAAGACAAAGAACTTTGCTGCAGTCACCAAACAACTCGGTGAAGCATTTGAAGGGCAAGCAGAAGCGAAAGCCGATTCGGCTGCCGGTAAGTTCCGTGCGTTCGGTATTGCCGTTGACGAACTGAAAGAACAGTTCGGCACATTGCTGTTGCCGACCGTCATCCGATTCACAGAGTTCTTGACAGACAGACTTGTTCCAGCAATCTCATTGGCAGTTGACCAGTTCCAAAGCTCTGGCGTGAGGGCAGGATTCGCCTACTTCGTTGCCGCATTCGGTGACACAGGCAAAGCAGTCATTGACATTACTCGCCGAGTCGCATTGTCAATCGTTGAACTAGGAGGTCATGCACAAAAAGTTGCAGGCTTCATAGCCCTTTCGTTGGCACCAATCATCGGCCCAATCAACGCTTTCAGATTGTTCAACAAAGTCTCCGAAAGTTCTGCTGCGGCTGCGAGTGAAGTGAACCGTGCGTTTGACGGGTTCGCTGCCTCGGTTGACTACGCCCGCAACAAGCTCGACATCATCGGGCGAGGACCGTTGGACACCGTTGAACGCAAGTTGGCTGCCGTCACCACCAACGCCAAAGGTTCTAGGACTTCACTCGACGACTTAGGTGACGAGGCTGGCAAGACCGGTAACAAGGTCAAAGATGCTGGCGACAAAATCAAGACCGTTGAGCAACGCCTCTCCGAGTTCACCAGCGCATCAAAGAAAGCGAAGTCCGCTTCGGATGCGTTCGGTCGAAGCCAGAAGAACGTAGAGAAGGCTTCGCTGTCCGTTGACGACGCCACCCGGGCGGTTGCCAAAGCCCAGCAAGAACTCTTGGCAGCACAGTCAGCGGGAAGCCCAGCCGAGATTGAGGCTGCTCAACGCAAGGTGGCCGCTGCCGAACGTGGCTTGGCCCGATCCAAGTTCGGAGTTGAAGAGTCAATCATCGCAGTCAAGGATGCTGAGAAGGCACTTGCCGCTCTTCGTGCCAACCCAGAAGCATCGGCAGAGGAAATACGCAAAGCAGAAATTGATTTGGCTGAAGCACAGTTTGATGTCGCTGACGCTCAAGACAGTTTGATTGACCAGACCACAGACTTAGAAGAAGCCCGTCGCCTTCTACGCATTGAGACCGTCGGCCTCCGTGAAGGTGACGAAGAACTGGTGCCATTCCAAGATGCGGTCACGACAGCACAGATTGCTGGCAAGGAAGCAGCCGATGAACTGACCCAAGCAATCGCAGATCAGGCAGAAGAGTTGAAGGAATACACAATCGCGTTGGCTGAACTTGCCAAGGTGCAGGCGTTGTTCCCAAAAATCTCGGCTGCCAACCCAGTCACCGGCTTGGTGCCTGTCGTGCCTGCTGCCAGTTCGCAAGGCAACGGCGGCGGTGGCTACGGGGACGAGTTACGCAATGTCAACATCACCGTGGACACAGCCATCGTGAATCGGTTGCAGGTTGCGCAGGAGATTCAGGACTATCTTGACATCTTGGCGCGTTCTAAAGGTCTTTACGCGGTCTAACCGATGGCGAAAACAGCGTTATGGGGTCAGACCTACAAGATTCTGTTGGACACTGGACTTCTCCAGGATGCGTTCACACTTGATACCTCGACGCTGAACGGCACCGATGTGCTTGATGGG